GGATGCCATTGACTTCCTTGAGAATTTAGATCCAAATGATGTTAGTGATGTTGCTTATTTAAATAAGCAAGGTTTTGAAAAGGTTGAGCCACAGTTTGTTATTCATCCTGTATTTTATAAATATGCAAATTTACATATGTATACTGATATCCAGCCATATGAGATTGTTAGATTAGTATCTGTTAAAACTATGTATGTTCGTCCTATGATTGCTATGCAAGGTGAGTGGAAAAAGAAAGTTGCTCCTGGAGGTTTTTGTGGTCATGTTGTTAATCAAGGTGATCAGAAGTGGTCCATTGTTTCAGATCCAACTGCAGATGCGATTGCCATTAGGAGACAAAAGGATGGATCTTGGAAATCAAAAAATGGTCTTCATGTCCTGTCATGTAATCCCAGAAAGTTTTATGATTATAATTTTTAGTAAGTTATAATAAATTATTACGCATGTAATCCTCATAAAGCAGAGCCAGATTAATTTCTGGCTTTTCTTTTTTGTAAAAATAAGTATATAATTGTTTGACACTTAATTTTTAAAAATATTAGTAAAATTAACATTTTGACATGAAAAAACGCCAATCAGAGAAAAATACATCAAAAATGCAGGTGCAGAGACCTGTCAAAGATGGTCCACCTATAAAAACTGAGGCATGGGATGGCAGATTTAAGTCAGTTGAACCTATGAAGTATCAAAAACCAGCCAGAGACAAACCTTATAAGTGGAATCATAATGCAACTATCAACTGGATAATGGGACAAGCAGATCCTGTCGGATTTTTAACACAAGTTATGCAAGGGAAAGAAATATTTCCTGTTTACAAAAACGATGATGGTGGCATGATGACAGTTGGTAAAGTTTCTGCAGATCCAGAACTTAGAGTCATGGCTGCAAAGACATTGCTTGGTAAATGCGTGCCAGATTTAAAAGCTGTTGAAGTTACAGCACAAGTTGAAGAAAAGAAAGTATTAGATATATCGAGGTTATCAGATGGAGATCTCAACACAATTGAAAGAGTCCTTGAACATGCTGTCATTGAATCAAGTGAGAGCAGAGAAGATGAAGAGGTCATTAAAAGAGTTCACCAAGAATAGTTGGCCAATAATTGAACCTTCAAGAGACTTTTATGACAACTGGCATATAGATGCTATCAGCGAACATTTGCAAGCTGTTGTGCATGGCGATATAAAAAGACTGATTATAAATGTGCCACCGAGACACATGAAGTCAATATCTGTTGCTGTGGCTCTGCCAGCATGGACATGGACAGTCGATCCAACAAGAAAATTTTTATTTGCATCATATGCATTGACATTATCAATCAGAGACTCTGTCAAGTGCAGAAGATTAATTGACAGTCCATGGTATAAACAGCACTTTGGAAATATCTATGGTTTGACGACAGACCAAAATCAAAAGCAAAGGTTTGAGAATGACAAGACAGGTATTCGCATTGCAACTTCTGTCGATGGTGCTTTGACTGGTGAAGGTGGTGACATTATTGTTATTGACGATCCTCACAATGTGCGTGAGGCAGAATCCAATACAGTCAGACAAGGTGTTCTTGAATGGTGGGATCAATCTATGCAGACAAGACTTAACGATCCAAAGAATGGTGCATTTGTAATCATCATGCAAAGAGTTCATGAGAATGACTTAACTGGCCACATACTTGCGAACGAATATGAAGACTGGGATCACCTATGCCTACCTGCAAGATATGAGCATGACCATCCGACACCTCTCAAGTCTACTCTGGCATTTGAAGATCCGAGACAGGAAGATGGCGAGTTACTTTGGCCAGAACGCATTGATGAGAGAACACTAAATACACTTGAGCAATCACTTGGGTCATATGCCAGTGCTGGCCAGTTGCAGCAAAGACCAATGCCAAAAGGTGGTGGCATCCTAAAAGCTGAGTGGTGGCAACCATGGGAAGAACCAAACCTGCCAAACATTGAATATGTGCTGCAGTCCTATGACACAGCTTTTTCTACAAAAGAGAAAACATCATATTCTGCCAGAACCACTTGGGGAGTTTTTAGACTGCATGGTCAAGTCAATGTTATTGTTCTTGAGATGTGGTATGACAGAGTTACATATCCCCAACTTCGTAAACTTGCACAAGAAGCATATTATGATTATGAGCCAGACGCAGTGATGATAGAAAAGAAGGCATCTGGCCAATCTCTGTTGCAAGATCTGCGCATGGCAGGCATCCCAGTTATTGAGTATATGCCTGATAGAGACAAAGAAGCACGAGCACATGCAAGCAGTGCATTATTGGAAGATGGAAGAATTTACTTTCCTGCTGACAAAAAATGGAGTAAAAATTTAATAGACATATGTGCAACTTTTCCTGCTGGTGAAAATGATGACATAGTTGATACATGCACACAAGCATGGTTGAGACTGCGCAAAGGTTGGTTTATCACTCACACATCTGACTATGATGAAGAGGATGATGAGCCAAAACAGAGGAGAATAACTATTTATGGCTAGACAACCAAATGTGGTTCCATTCGCAGATGGCAAACCAGCAGATAATTTAGAAGTCGAAGATATAGGCAATGATGAGGTGTTAGTCGGAGATCCTGCACTCGATGCTATGTCAGAACGAGACGAAACCTTTGATAACAATATTGCTGAAGAGATAGATGAAAATGATCTAAATAAAAAAGCACAAGACCTTATTGGCTATTTTGATTCTGACAAAGAGTCAAGATCTGACTGGGAAGAAAGATATAAGCAAGGATTAGAAACACTTGAGCCAGATGGTGGCATGGTCGAGGAAGAAGAACAAAGAGCCACAAGAGGTTTGTCCACAGTCGTGCATCCTATGATTGCTGAGGCAGCAACACAATTCAATGCAAGAGCGATCGCAGAACTTTATCCATCTGGTGGTCCAGTAAAAACAATTGTTGTAGGTGAGCCAAACGAAGAAACAGAAGACCAAGCACGCAGAGTTCGTGATTTTATGAATTATCAGATCACACAACAGATGCCAGAGTATTATGATGATCTTGACTCAATGCTTTTTCAACTACCTCTAATTGGTCACGCATTTAAAAAAGTTTGGTGGGATTCAAATTTAAATAGGCAGTGCGCACAGTTTGTAAAAGCAGAAGATTTTATTGTCGCACCAGAGAGCAAGGATCTTTATACATCACCAAGATATACTCATATAATCAGAATACCAAGAAACGATTTTAACAGATATGTTGAGAGTGGTTTTTATTTACCAATTAAATACGTTGGGTCTGGTGATGATCCTGCCAGAGACATAGGACAGGAGATTGAAGGTGTTGACTCTTATGAGGATTCAGAATCCAATCCCATGGTCACTCTTTTAGAGATGCATGTTTATGATATCTTTGATGGCGTTGATGGTATGACAACTGATGGTGAGAACCAAGTCATGTTACCATATGTTGTTACAATAGATTATGATTCTCAAGCGATTGTTTCTATAAGAAGAAACTGGGAAGAAGAGGATGAAGACAAAAAGCGAAGAGATTGGTTTGTTTCATATAGGTTTCTTCCTGGAACTGGATTTTATGGTTTTGGTCTTTACCATCTCATTGGTGGACTTGGTAAGGCTGCAACAGGTGCTTTGAGAGCACTATTAGACTCTGCTGCATTCGCAAATATGCAAGGTGGTTTTAAGTTAAAAGGCAGAGTAACTGGTGGTGAGATGCAAATCAATCCAGGAGAGTTTGCAGATCTAGACGCAACAGTTGATGATGTAAACAAAGCAATAATGCCACTGCCATTTAAAGAACCATCAGGCACATTATTTAATTTAATGAATGCCATTGTACAAGCTGGACAAAGATTTGCAGCAACTGCAGATTTAAATGTTGGCGATGTAAATCCTAATGCACCTGTCGGATCAACTATTGCATTAATAGAACAAGGCAGTAAATCATTCTCAGCAATACATAAAAGATTGCACAATGCTCAAGGACAAGAGTTTAAATTATTAGCAAAGCTGAATGCAAAGTATTTACCAGAACAGTTAGATTTTGCTATGTCAGGTGTCAGTTCTGTAATTATGGCAAAAGACTTTGATGGTAGGATTGATGTTATACCTGTCAGTGATCCAAATATTTTTAGCACAGCACAAAGGATCGCTCAAGCACAAGCAATATTACAGATGGCAACTTCAGCACCTCAACTGCATGATGTTTATGAAGCATACAGAAGAATGTATGAAGCAATCAGAATACCTAACATTGATGAAATATTAGAAAAACCTGCTGAAGCACCACGCATGGATCCAATCGATGAAAACATGTCAGTGATGTATGGCAAGCCAATTAGAGCATTTCCAGAACAAGACCATGACAGCCACATCGCTGTCCACATGCAGTTTTTACAAGATCCATCACTTGGTGGTAATCCTTCAGCAAGAGGTTTGCAACCAATAATGATAGCACACGTTGCAGAGCATATTGCTTTATTATATAGAACAAGAATGGAATCAGCTATTGGTATGCCAATGCCAGAGTTGCCAGACTTCAAAGATCCTAAATTTAAATTTAATGATGTAGATCCAAGAACAGATGCTATGATAAGTCAGAGGGCAGCACAAGTCGTACAGCAAGCACCAATCATGCAAAAGATAAGAGGACTTCCAGAGCAACAACAGAATCCTTTACAGTATGCACAGCAACTTGCACAACTTGAGGCAGATGCACTTAAAGCAAGAACTGCAGCACAAATACAAACTGATCAAGCAAAAGCAGCACAAGATATACAAATTAAAGA